CCCAAGGAAGCTGAGCGTATCGCCCGCTTGCCGGCAATTCTGCAGGCAAAGGAAATCGGCAAGATCGAGTCGAAGCTCGCCTCGTCTCCGCCGGTCAAGAAATCCACCGCAGCACCACAGCCGATCTCTCCGGTGACGGCACGGTCCACGGCAACGTCGCTTGACACGACGGATCCGCGGTCTGTGAAGCAAATGTCGCCGAGTGACTGGATTGCCGCCGAAAGGCAGCGCCAGGTCCGGCAGTGGGAAGCGAGAAATCGTTAACCGTGAAGTTCGTAGTCAGGAAAGTTGTCTGAAAGGCATCGCTTCCGCAGCGTAAACCGATGAATGCCAGTGGCTTTAGCCGCTTCTGCAAAGGAGCGGTACATGACACCAAACACCTTGCAGGCAGTGTTGCGCGGGTGTTCAAGGCTTCTTTTAGCCTTGGATTCCTCGCTATGCCCCGCTCGCGGGAAGTAGGGTCGTGTGCGCCCCAGCAGTGCGGCACGTTGTTTTGCCTTCGTTTCCTCGGGCGTGACGCTTCCGAGCCTGGCCTGCCGAAGTTTTTCTTTGGTGGCCTCGGTTCTAACGTATCGTCCAGAGACGGAATGCAGTTCAAAGTGCCTACTGCCGTGATGCTCTTGAGCCGTCAAGCACTCAAGGTTTTCAACGCGGTTGTCCAACTTGTTTCCGTTGATGTGGTGAATGTGCTTTTTGGGGGCAAAACTCTCAAGCCAACACATAGCTACAGCTCGGTGAAGGCGCGTTTCTCTGCCCAAGGTGGGGTAACCGTCAACACCAACGACGGGCAGGTACGGGTGTCCGTTCCGCAAGGCTTTTCCGCATCGAGAGACAGCGTACAGGTGGTTCACGGCTCGGTACTCGATGCCGTCTACAAGTATGCTTGACATGGTGCGACTCCTAGGTGGCTATGGAATCATGATCGTAACACAAATACCGAAAGGTTGAAAATGGCTCAGTCGCTCCTTACGATTGACATGATCACTCTCAAGGCTTTGGAAATCCTCGAGAACAATCTTGTCATCACCCGCAACATCAACCGCCAGTACGACAGCTCGTTCGCCGTCGAAGGCGCCAAAATGGGCGACACGCTGCGTATCCGCCTGCCGGATCGCGCACTGGTCACCAACGGCGCCGCGCTGGGCGTCCAAGAGGTCAACGAGCAGTACACCACGCTGACCGTCGCCTCGCAGAAGCACATCGGCGTGAACTTCACGTCCGCCGAAATGGCTCTGTCGTTGGACGACTTCGCTGACCGTATCCTCAAGCCGCGCGTGTCGCAGCTTGCGGCCAGCATCGACGCCGACGTCGCCAACTCGTTCCAGAGCATCTTCCAGTCGGTCGGCACCCCCGGCACGACGCCTGCTACCAGCCTCGTGCTGCTGCAGGGCCAGCAGAAGCTGAATGAGTCGGCCGCGCTGATGTCGCCGCGCTACGCGACGGTGAACCCCGCTGCGAACGCCGGTTTGGTGGAAGGCATGAAGGGCCTGTTCAACCCGACCTCGACCATCTCCCGCCAGTTCAAGAACGGCATGATGGGCGAGGGTGTGCTGGGCTACGACGAGATCAACATGTCGCAGTCCATCAAGCAGCACACCACGGGCACGCGCACCGGCGCCCACACCGTGACGACGACCGTTTCGACCCAAGGGGCGACGACGATTGCCATCACGGGCACCGGCACGCAGACCATCAAGAAGGGCGACGTCTTCACCATCAACGGCCGCTACGCCGTGAATCCGCAGACCCGCGAGTCCACTGGCGCTCTGCAGCAGTTCGTGGCGACGGCGGATGCCACTGCGGTGGCTGGCGCGTACACCGTCAGCGTGAGCCCGGCGATCTACACGTCGGGTCAAGCGCTTGCAACGGTGGACTCGTTCCCGACGGCTGGCGACACCATCACGTTCCTTGGCTCTGCTTCGACGCAGTACCCGCAGAACCTGATCTATCACAAGGACGCCATCACGTTCGCCACGGCGGACCTGCTGCTGCCCAACGGCGTGGACATGGCCTCGCGCAAGGTCCACAACGGGATCAGCATGCGGATCGTGCGCCAGTACGACATCAACAACGACCGCATGCCGTGTCGTATCGATGTGCTGTACGGCTACAGCGTGATCCGGCCGCAGATGGCTGTCCGTCTCTGGGGGTGATCCACATGTCCTTCACCAAGCCCATTGGTGTAGCGTTCACGGACCAGGATCTTGACGACTGCGCACTGGGGGCACTCCCCAGTGCCGGTGGCAAGATCGCGTTCTACGGCGCGACGCCCATCACTCAGCGTGCGGCAGCGGTGCAGGCGGCTTCGGTCGTCAGCGCCTCGTCGTACATCACCGTCGGCAGCAACCTTGCGGCGTGGGCCGCTGAGGTGAATGCCACTCTCACCGGCCTTGGCCTGTGGAAGGGTGCCGCGTAAGCGGCGGAAAGGAACATCATGTCTGCTCAAACTTTCGAAGCTCCGAAGATCGGTGACGGCGAACAGGTCGGCGACGGCAACACCGCCGAAGTCCTGTTGGTCGGGCGCGCCGGCCAACCCGTCCGCGTCCAGAACGTTGCCACCGGCACGCTGGGCTTCTACGGCGCCACGCCGGCTGCTCAGCGCGCCGCGGCCATCCAAGCCGCGTCCGTTGTGTCGGCCAGCACCTGGGCCAGCGTGGCCAGCAACCAAGCGGCGTTCTTCGCCGAAGTGGCGGCGACCCTGACCGGGCTGGGCCTGTGGAAGGGCGCGGCGTAAGCCGGCACTGACCCATGCCCAAGGTTGTCTTCTGCGTTCCGACCATCAAACGCCCGTACCAGCAGTGCCTAGACAGTCTGGAGGCGTCCATCCCCCTCATCAAATCCGCGGGTTGGGACGAGGGTATGGTCAACGAGGTGGGCAACCCGTACATCAGCGCGGCACGGGCAACCATGCTGCGCAAAGCGCTGGACGCCAAGGCAGACGTAATCGTCTTTATCGACCACGACCTGTCTTGGCGGCCAGCCAATCTGCTTACGCTCATTGAAACCCCGGGTGACGTCGTCGGCGGCACCTATCGGTTCAAGGCTGACGAGGTGTCCTACATGGGCACCATTCACAGCACGCCTGCCGGCACACCCGTTGTACGGGCCGATGGCGCGATCAAAGCGCGACTCCTGCCCGCAGGGTTCCTCAAGGTCACAACGGCCGCTGTGGACCGTTTTATGACCGCCTACCCCGATCTGTGCTACGGCGAAAAATACCGCATGAGCGTGGATCTGTTCAACCACGGCGCGCACAAGGGCGTGTGGTGGGGCGAGGATTACGCTTTCTGCCGGCGCTGGGAAGAATGCGGCGGCGATGCCTGGCTTGTGCCGGACCTGCAGCTTGACCACCACAGCGCGGACAAGTCGTTCCCGGGCAACTTCCACATGTACCTGCGCCAGCAACCTGGAGGCGACCTGTGCCCCTGATCTACCTTGAGCATCCCCGCCACGGCCAGAAAATCGCCACGATGGAGGCCGAGGCAGAATACGACGAACAAAACGGTTGGCAGCGGTATACTCCGGGTGAGCCCGACGAGCCCGGGGATGACGTCGTTGTCCCCATGAACCACATGCTCGGGAGGCGCCGTCGCAAGGAGCCCGAGCATGTCGACGACAGCCGGTGACCAAATCTATGCCGCGCTGCGGCTGATCGGCCAACTGGCCGAGGGCGAAACCCCATCGGCCGAAACAGCGCAGGACGCGCTGGCAGCGTTGAACCAGATGCTGGATTCGTGGAGCATCGAACGCCTGTCGGTGTTCTCCACGCAAGACCAGGTGTTCAACTGGCCGGCAAACGTCTACGAGCGCACGCTCGGCCCCAGCGGCAACTTCGTCGGCAATCGCCCGGTGCAACTGGACGATTCCTGCTACTTCCGCGATCCGACGACGGGCATCAGCTACGGCCTGATGTTCATCAACCAGCAGCAGTACAACGGTATTGCGCTGAAGACGGTGACGTCGACTTACCCGCAGAGCATGTGGGTGAACATGACGATGCCAAACATCACCATGACGGTGTACCCGGTGCCCACGCGGGAACTGGAGTTTCACCTCGTCTCGGTGTCGGAGTTGTCGCAGCCCGCCACGCTGAACACGGTGCTGTCGTTTCCGCCTGGCTACCTGAGGTGCTTCAAGTACAACTTGGCCTGCGAGATTGCAGCCGAATTCGGCGTTGAGGCTCCGCTTACGGTGCAGCGCATTGCGATGGCGTCCAAGCGCAATCTGAAGCGGATCAACTTCGCTGACGACATCATGAGCCTGCCGTACAACCTGATCAACCGCCGTCAGCAGCGGTTCAACATCTACGCCGGCACACCGTGAAGACTCCTATCCTCGGTGGAGCCTACGTCGCCCGCAGCGTCAATGCTGCGGCGAACCGCATGGTCAACCTGTTTCCAGAGGTTGTGCCCGAGGGCGGCAAGGAACCGGCGTTTTTGCAGCGGTGCCCGGGGCTTCGTCTGGTGGCGACCGTGGGCGAGGGCCCTATTCGTGGGATGTGGAAATTCGGGGACTTCCTGTACGTTGCCTCTGGCGGCAAGCTGTACCGCGTGGACGGCAACTTTGCCGTCACTGAGCTTGGCCTAATTAACGGCAGCGGGCCGGTAAGCATGGCCGACAACGGTATTCAGTTGTTCGTGGCCTGCAACCCCAGCGCGTTTATTTACAACGCCAACACGGGTGTGTTTGCGCAGATCACGGACCCTGACTTTCCGGGCGCCGTTACTGTCGGTTATTTGGACAGCTACTTTGTCTTCAACGAGCCCAACAGCCAGCGCGTGTGGGTGACCTCGCTGCTTGACGGCACTGCCATTGATCCACTGGACTTTGCCAGCGCTGAGGGCAACCCCGACAACATTGTGTCGCTGATGGTTGACCACCGCGAGGTCTGGCTGTTTGGCAACAACACTGTTGAGGTCTGGTACAACGCCGGCTTGGCTGACTTCCCGCTGGCGCGCATTGAAGGCGCGTTCATGGAAACCGGCTGCCTCGCGCCGTACAGCGTTGCCAAGCTGGACAACAGCGTGTTCTGGCTGGGCTCTGACGCTCGCGGCAACGGCATCGTGTACCGCAACCAAGGCTACAACGCCCAGCGCGTCAGCACGCACGCCATTGAGTGGCAAATCCAGCAGTACGGCGTGTTGAACGACGCCATTGGCTACTCGTACCAGCAGGATGGCCACTCGTTCTACGTGCTGGTGTTCCCAACCGCTCAGGCAACGTGGGTGTTTGACGTCGCCACTGGTGCGTGGCATGAAAGGGCGTACTGGGACGGCGTGCAGTACCGGCGGCACCGGAGCAACTGTCAGGCGAACTTTGCTGGACAGGTGCTGGTGGGGGATTGGGAAAACGGGCAAGTTTATGCGTTTGACCCCGAGGTGTATCAGGACGGCAACGATGAGCAGCGCTGGCTGCGTTCTTGGCGCGCGCTGCCCACGGGGCAGAACACGCTGAAGCGCACGGCGCATCATGCGTTGCAGTTGGATTGTGAGGCCGGGGCGTCTGCTTTTTTTGACACGGCATCGGCAAGCATCAATTGGCTTGCATTTGCAACTGGCATTTTGCAATATGCAACAGGAACACAGCCCGGATCTTCAATCATGGGCGAAAAGTTCAACGGAAGAATGCTGGGCGACGTAGACAATACCGGAACAATCGTTCTTGCGGACGCTACAACAGTTCTTAACTACGTCGCCGGCAATCCAGTTTCTGAGTCTGTCAGAAATTATTTGCAAATTACGGTAACAGAAATTTTGTTTGCGAACCCATCAAAATACAACGCTTACATAAGCGGCACAGTCAATGTTGGCACTTCTCGCGCCATGCTCCGCTGGTCTGACGACGGCGGCCACACTTGGAGCAACGAGCACTGGGCCAGCATGGGCAAGCTCGGCGAGTACGGCAAGCGCGTCATCTGGCGGCGGCTGGGCATGACGACCAAACTGCGAGATCGCGTGTACGAGATCAGCGGAAGCGACCCGGTGAAGATTGCCATTATGGGTGCGGAACTGTCCGTCACCCCGACGAGCGCCTGACGTGCAGCTTGCACCGCGCGTACCTTCGCAGCGCGACCCGCTGGTGGATCAGGGGGCGCTGACAACCCGCGCGTGGTTTCGGTTCTTTCAGTTGCTGCAGAACGCGACGGAGAACGCCGCGCTGACGCAGTA